TTTTTCAAAACTAGTTGACAATATAAAATTCTCCTATATATACCTTTTACGAAAGGAAATATTATGAATATAAATTTAAGACAGGATGCACCTGATCAAACTGATAAAGTTGATGTCAATGAATTATCAGAAGCGATAGAACAATTTAAATCTGTTGGTGCACAGATTCTTGCAACAGAAATAAAACTTAAAGAATTAAAAGCTCAAGAAAAATATATTTCTGAATTTACAATTCCAGAAATAATGAATAAACAAAATTTAAAAACTGTAAAACTAAAAGATGGTTCTGAACTATCTGTTGGTAAAAAGTTTTTTGCTTCAGCTAAAGCAGACAAAAAGACTGAAGCGATACAATGGCTTCGAGACAATGGTCTAGGTGATATTGTTGATAATAACATCACAGTAACATTTGGCCAAGGCGAAGATAACAAGGCTGTCGAATATGCTAGCCTTGCGAGGGAGCGTGGCTATGAACCAACTCAACAAGAGAAGGTTCACCACGCTCGACTCTCTGCAGTGATGCGTGAATGGAAAGAAAAAGGTAATGAAGTTCCCGCTGATCTGTTTAATGTGCTAGAGGGAAACCGAACTAGCGTAACTACTAAAAAATAAATAATAAATAATAGGAGTAAATACTATGGACAAACAAGTAGTAAAGAAAAACAGTGCAGGTGCACTGGCTTCTCTAAACCTTAGAGCCGATTCAGGTAAAGGTGCAGAGGAAATCAAATCAGATGACGTATCAACACCGATTCTGAAAATCTTACACCAACTATCACCAGAGTGTAATTCAAGAAGCCCTAAATTTGTAGAGGGTGCACAACCTGGAATGATATATTCTAATAGTTTTGGAAAACTAATAGATGGTAGTAAGGGTATGGATATTATAGTTGCACATTCACAGACTAGATATCCAGAATGGCAAGAAAAAGGAGATAGTGTTGCAGCACCAGTTGGAACACATTTAACTCCACCTGCTGAATCCAAAGAAGAAATTAGAGGTATCAAGTATAGATTACTTAACGGTAACTATGTTGAAAAAACTATGTACTTCTTTGTACTTGCAATGGTAAATGGTGAACCAAGAAAAGCAGTGATCACAATGAGATCATCTAATCTTACACCAGCAAGAGAACTTAATAATCTAATTTCTAATTTAAGAATGACAGATGACAAAGGTTCTTTTCAACCGGCAGCATACTCAGCGGTTTTTAAATTAAAAACTGTAGAGAAAAGTGCAGGGGATAAAACTTGGCATATCTATAAACCATCATTGGTTAGAATGTTAGATGTATCTGATCAAAAAGATGCAGCTATATATAAGATAGCTCAAGACTTTCAAAAACAAGTATCAACTGGTTTTAACAAACCTAAGTATGAGAAAGTTGAACAAGCAAAGTCGGAAGATATTATCTAGTTTCCCATTGGGAAAGTACACTTGGCTAGTGAGTACGAAGGCGGTGAAGGGAGACTGGATCCGCCTTTAAAAAATTAAAACAGGATGACATATGAAAGAATACATAGAATATTTTAGCGGACTTACGAGAAGTTATGGTGTCTGCAAAGTTGATGACGGTTACATAGATCCGGAAACAGGAAAGAAAAAATGGAAACATGAATGGACTAAAGAACCGGTTACAGATCAAGATTATCAAGACCATTTAAAAGGAATCAAATCAATTGGAATACAACCTTGTACTGATGAAGGTACGGCAAGGTTTGGTGCGATTGATGTAGATAAATATCCTATTGATACAAAATTTTATCTTGATGTCATCCAAGATAAAAACCTACCAATAATTCCTGTATTATCTAAGAGTGGTGGACTACATTTATATGTGTTCACTACTCGGTGGGCTAAAGCTAGAGAGATAAGAAGTTTTTTAGAAGACTTATTAGTTGCATTTAAATTACCACATGCAACAGAAATATTTCCAAAACAAACACAGTTAATATCAACTGATGGAACAGTATCCAATGGTAATTTTATAAATCTACCATACAACGGTGATGATAGAAAAGCATTAGATATTGATGGTAGTAAAATGCCATTTCAAAAATTTGTAGAAACAATTAAATTAAATTTAGTAGATCCAAAAGATTTTAAAAAAATAAAAGAAGATATAATTTATTCAGAATTAAAAGGCGGTGGAGAAGAATTTGAAGATGGACCACCATGTCTACAAAAATTAACTAAAGAAATTATGACATTTACAGATGGTAGAGATAGATTTTTATATAACTACATGGTCTTTGCTAAAAAGAAATATCCTGGTGAAGATACTTGGAAGAAAATGGTTTTACAAGCAGGTAGAAAATATTTTACATTTGATGAACATTGGACTGATACACATATAGAATCAAAAATAAAAAGTTGGGAAAAACAAAAGAAAGGTTTTACATGTACTGATCCATTGTTAGAACCTAATTGTATGAAAGCTTTGTGTGTTAAAAGAAAGTTTGGTGTTTTATCTGGAGAAAAAGCAAACTATCCAACATTAAGTAATTTACAAAAAATAAATATCAAACCTAATCCAGAATGGAGAGTAACAGTAGAACATCCAGACGAAAAAGAAACTATACAACTTCATTTAAAGAATACATATAAACTAACACAAGTACATGAATTTAAAACAGTGTTGTTTGAACAAGCTATAATTGTAGCACCATCAATTAAACAAGATCAATTTGATGAAATATTAAAATCAATCAGTGGTAAAGATAAAATAGAAATTATAGAACCTGCGGAAGGTACTAGTCCTATTGATATACTTAAAAAATTATTGGAGAAACATATATACGGGGCTCAGGCAACAAGCTTTATGTCTTTTGCAAGTGGTAGACCTTTAGTTGAAGAAAAGTTTGCATGGTTTGTATTTGATAAATTTTTAGACAAATTAAAAAATGAAGAGTGGAAGTATGATGCACAGAAAACATCTTACATGATTACACATGAATTGTTTAATGCTGAAAATAAAGACAAAGATAAAAGAGCATTATTAACAAATACAACTAAAAGATATCCTGGTAAAGATGATGACAACAATTATTTTAAACCAATCAAAGCAGCAAGAATACCTTTGTTTATTTTTAAAGAACCAGAAGAAGTAAATGAAACAATTGAATTTGAAAGCGAAGAACAAATAGTATGATCTATAAATATTATGGTCCTCCAGGTACCGGTAAGACACACCGTTTAATATCTAGAGCAAAAGCATACGCAAGAAAAGGTGTGCCACTAGATCGTATTGGTTATTTTGCATTTACTAAAAAAGCTGCAGATGAAGCAAAACAAAGAATGCCATTTGAAAATAAAAAATTAAAATATTTTAAAACACTTCACGCTTTAGCATTTGAATGTATTAAATTTGATAATGCTAATATTAGTCAAGAAGATATTATGCAACCCTATCACTATGAAGAGTTAGGTAAAAAATTAAATTTACATGTAGAATTTTACGATCGTTATAATAATGATCAATCATTTTATCTTGGTTTTGAAAATATATATTTTCAAATAATACAAAGAGCATTCAACAAATGCATAAATCTTAGAGAAGAATTTGATTTAGAGGAGTATGATCCAAAGAAAGTAGATTGGACAATACTAAATCACATCAATAAAAATTTAATTAACTTTAAAGCAAAAAGAAAAGTCCTTGAATTTAATGACATGATTAAAATGCTAACAGATCAACCAGAAAATATACCAGAATTTGATGTAATATTTATAGATGAAGCACAGGATTTATCTCCTTTACAATGGAAATTATATGATATTTTAAAAACAAAAACTAAAGATATTTATCTAGCAGGTGATGATGACCAGGCTATATTTGCATGGGCTGGAGCTGATGTTAGTAGATTTATAAATGAACCTGCAAAAGAAAAAGTTTTAATTTATTCAAAAAGAATATCTAAAGCAATTCAAGAACAATCTAAAATAGCAATAGGTAATATTGTTGGAATTAAAAAACAAAAAACATATCACCCTAGAAATTACAAAGGTATCTGTGAAGAGATATATAATTTAGAAGAAATAGATTTAACTAAAGGTAAATGGTTAATACTAGCAAGAACTGTATCTAAATTAAAAAAGATAGAAGAAATTTTAATTGAAAAAGGTTTATACTTTGAAAGTAATAAAGGTAAAAGTATTCGAGTCACATTATATAAGGCAATTAAAAATTATAATGCATGGAGAGCAGGTAAAGAATTATCAGAAGAAGAAACAAAAGATATAAAAGATTTTATAGGTAATGTTAATTGGAATAAAAATAAAAATTGGTTTGAAGAATTTGCATTAGCAGATGATGAAGATAAAGAATACTTTGTTCGTTTATTTGAAAACAAAGAAGATTTAGATAACGATGCAAGAATTTGGACTTCTACGATTCACGCTATTAAAGGTGGTGAACAAGACAACGTAATTCTTTGTTTAGATCTTGGAGATAAAATCATTAAATCAATGAACCAAAGCCAAGACAAAGCAGATGAAGAACATAGAGTTTGGTATGTGGCATATACACGTGCAAGAAACAATCTCTATACATTTAAACTAAAAAACAAAACCAGAAAGGCCTACCCACTATGACAAGTAAAGATATGTTTGATAGTGCATTTCCACAAAGTAAACAGATAGGTGGGAATCACTACAAAAATTTTCACATTCAACCCTATGAGTTTATTTCAAAGAATGAGCTTTCCTTTTTTCAGGGGAATGTTATAAAATATGTGTGTCGTTATAAAAATAAAAATGGCATACAAGATTTAGAAAAAGTAATTCACTATTGTGAATTAGAAATAAAGAAAATGAAAGACATGGTTAAAAAGAAATGAATCCACTAGCAGTATATGATTTATGTTTCATGACCATATGTACTTATTATTTTTGGACTAGGTTAATATGATAGTACCACATACAGAATGGTCAATGCCTACAGAATTTCCTGATCTAAGATCAGCAGATGAAATTGCAATTGACTTAGAAACTAGAGATCCTGATTTAAAATCTATTGGTTCAGGTGCAATCACCGGTAATGGTGAAGTTGTGGGTATTGCTGTTGCTGTAGATGGATACAAAGGATACTTTCCAATAGCTCATGAAGAAGGACCAAACTTAGATCGTAAAAAAACTTTAGAATGGTTTAGAGATATTTGTGCATCACCTGCTACAAAAATATTTCATAATGCAATGTACGACGTATGTTGGATACGTAATTTAGGTATAAAAATCAATGGTTTAATCATAGATACGATGATTGCAGCCAGTCTAATAGATGAAAATAGATTCTCGTATACGTTGAATACATTATCTTGGCATCATTTAGGTGAAGGTAAAAGCGAAGCACGATTAAATGAAGCTGCTAAAGAAAGAGGTTTAGATCCTAAAGCAGATATGTGGAGAATGCCTGCGATGGAAGTTGGAGCGTATGGTGAAAAAGATGCTGAACTAACTTTAAGACTTTGGCACAAATTAAAAAAAGTAATTGTTGAAGATGATCTTCA